AAATCAGATGCAACATATCCTGCTCCTGTTGGAGGAGTTACAGAAGAAAATAAAAAAATGTCCCCTGGTTCTAGACCATGAGCTGCTTTGTTAACTGTAACTGTTGCTGATGTATTAACAGTATCAAAGGTACAACTAGTTAAAGCTGTGCCAAGAGGAGTGATATCAAAAAAAGCACCTTCATAATATATAACTAAAACTTTATTTGTTCCTATTGCAGCATATTTTCTTCCATCAAGATCAGCCCAAATAAATTGTTCTCTTGCAGCACCTACTAAAGTGCTTTCTAAAATTTGTTCCCAACCCCCTATCTTTTCAGGTAATCCATACCTAAATCTTACAAAATCACCATCTGTCCACTTACCTTGTGCTCCAGTCTGCGTAACTTGTTTATTAAATCCAGGGGCTATATCTACTTTTGTTAAGGGCATGAGGTATTATACCTTATATTAGAAGATAATTAAATATATTACTCTTTTGGTTTTTTTCCTTTAATAGGATCATTAAATGTTGCGAGATTTTTAAGCTCATCTGAAAAATTAGATTGAAATGTATATACAATTCTTACAAGTACATTACCAAAATGCCGTAAGCTTACTGCATCTAAATGTAATTTTTTATGTTTTTTTATTATTTCAAGTTCTGAATCTTCAAAAATAATATCACATGATCCGTCTTTATCACTTTGTCTAAATTTCATCTTTTTACTCCAGGGGTTCCGTAAAGGGTTCTTCCATCTTTTTCATGATGTTTATTAGGGCCATCTGCATCTACATAATGTAAAAAGCATTGTGCATGCCAATCTCCTTGGAATGTATCACGCCAATGTTTTACTTCACAACCTAAATATATAACTGCATCTCCAGGAATTATCTCTACAGGAGCACCGTCCATATAAATAGGCCACTTAGTGCCATCATTACCTATATTTACAGTTACACTTATTTCACAAGATGGTCGATCTTTATGTTTTTTTAACTCAGCTAAGTTTGTGTATATTCTCCAAAAAGAATATGTTGGTATAAGTTTTTTTCCAGTTTGTTTTTCCATAAAACTTAATTTACTTATCATTAATGATTCCATTGTTGCATCTCCATAAAAATAAGTATCTGCTGTGTCAGTGGTTTGATCAAAGTTGTCAAAATTACTTTGATGTTTCATTATACAATAATTATTTAACAATGAAATTTCTTCCTTACTTAAAAAATTATTAATTATTTTATATTTAAAATCTTTACCTATAATGCCCATGATACTACTGAATACCTTGTTCCTTTTTTAACTGGAGTTACACAATGAGGATATAAAAAATTACTTGGCCATATTATCATACGGTTTGCAACTCTATCTATTTTTAAATTATGTGATTTATCAGGTGTTTCAAATATTAGATCTCCACCTTCATAATTATCATTTATAAAAAATATACAACTTAAAGTTCTTGGTATTGGTCTTGCATGATCAATATGAAAAACATAGTGACCTCCCTCAGTATACTTTAACAGTTGAATATCATCAATTGTAACACTACCAACTGTTTTTGTATTTTCTTGGTATTTATTAATATACTTATAAAAAGTATTTAAAAAAAAATTAGCCCAATGTATTGTGGTCAAACTGTTTTCGTCTAAATTTTTTAAATGCCAAATAGTAGTGTTTCTTATTTCTTTATCTTTTTTTTGTTCATTATCTTGTACAACGTAAGCATTTCCAAATTCTTTTTTATTTTCACATACTTCATAAAGTTTTTTTAACACATTTTTTGGTAAAACATCATCATATATATTTATATAATTATTTATCAAAAGTGGATTATTTTTTATTTCCATGATTTTTTCTGCCAAAATTTGTTTTTATAATTATCTAAAATATGTTTGAAATAATAAAAATTTATTTCTGCAAATTTTTTCTCATTTCTTTTTTCTATTTTCATTTTCCAACTTTCTCTTTTAAAAGGTATAACCTGAACATAAGGTGTACCAGCTTTCACAAGTGATTTCAAAGATTCATATTTATCACCATTAATTACAATAGGAAAGTTTATTTCTCTTTCAAAAGTATCTGTGTCTACAATACCAGGTATAATTGAAAATCTATCATCAGCATTATTAAGAGGAGGCAAAAATAAAGTAGAGTATCCAGGAGGTGTTTTAATTATCCATGGATTTAATATTTTGTGAAATTTATGTTTTTTGTTTTTTTCAACATGAGGACTTCCCTCTAATTGTTGATATTCATGAGTTTCTTCATTACCGTCATAATTTAAATTTAAGTTTTTAGACATTTTATAATCATATCTTAAGGACACAATAGCACCCGATTTCTTTTCTCCATCATAATCTACGTTATGAATAATATAATAATCTATAGGCATTTTTAACAAATAACCTGCAGTAAGAGAGTCTAAAAAAGGCATACAACCTTTAATGGTTTTTTTAGCAGGAGTATGTTGTAGTTTTTTATACCAATCAGGAACGTTTAACTTTGCAGGTATTGGTAAAAAATCTTTATTGTTTCTAATATAATCTTCTCTGCAAACAAATTTAATTATATTGTCAAACACCTTAGCGGTTTAGCAATTATTAAGGAATTTGTAAAGTGCTTAAAAAAGTTATGGAATTAGTATTACAATATTCTTCCCAACTAGATAGCATAGGGTAAGAAAGTGCAGAGGTATCTAAATTATTTAAATAACTTAAGTAATCAGCCACCTCGCTATATTTAGGATGACCAACATTTACATCTAAAAAACTTTTAGCAACAAATTTTACAGTTTCTAAATAACGATCTAACTCTTCTTTATCATCAAAATGTATTTTTTCTGAATTTTCTGTTACAGTTGCAGACGTTCCGTTTACGACAACAGTTGCATTATTAATTCTTATATTATTAAATTCAGAATCAGAAATAGTTATGATGTCATAATAATTTGGTACAATATTTAAATTATCCTTATCAGAATCATTTGCTGCAATTTTATAAACACCATTATCTTTACAAATTAAATATGCCATAGTCTATCTCCTATTAACCGTTATCCCACATTGCTAATGCACCTGGTTGTCCTGTCTGTCCAGGCTGCGCAGCATTTTGACCGCCTGAGCCACCAGATCCAATTCCAGGTCCAAATAAATAAACTGACGGCATACTTCTTGTAGCTCCTGGAGCACTTCCAGATGCACCACCTGATCCAGGTTGTTGTCCTATAGCTCCATTTCCGCCACTTCCACCATTAACAGTAAATAAACCTGGGATAGTAGTTGCCCCTCCTGTGCTTCCTGGTTGTGAAGGTGCGTTTTGTTGTGAGAAAGCTCCTCCAGATCCACCGCCACCAATAGCATAAGGTAACGGAGTTCCTCCAGTTACAGGTCCTGTGTAAAAACCAAACCCACCTGAGCCACCGGTTCCACCATTAAATTGTCCAGAACTACGGTTTCCGCCTCCGCCTCCGCCTCCTGCCCAGCAGTAAGCATAAAATTCATCAACGTCAGACGGTACTGTGTAAGTACCAGAGGCAGGTCCTCTTGTATCAAATTTAGGTTTAAAACCTCCTCCACCCGCTGCACCTGTAGAAGCAGCAGTTAATCTTCCTTGAGCGTCAACAGTAATTGATGCAAGAGTGTATGATCCTGCTTGAACTGAAGTGTTTGCTAATTTGTCAGCAGAAACAGCATCGTCAGCGATCATATCTGTTGCAACTTGTACTTCACCTATTGTTCCAGCAGAAGCAGCTCCAAGGACTCTGTTGGCAGTTGTAGTGTCTTGCATTTTTGCAAAAGTAACAGCATCATCTGCAATTTGTGATGTGCCAATAGTTCCTGTAATGTTTGCAGCAGCAACTGTTCCACCTAAAGTGTCTAATGAAATTTCTTTTAAGTTTGTTCCATCAGAATATGCTGCGTAAATTTTTGCTTGATCTAAAGTAAATCCTGATCCTGATGCAGTTTTAATTGTAAGGTTAGATGGATTTGTTAAACCTGTTGCATCAAAGATATAAAATTTTTCAATTGAATCTGGTATAGTACAAACTGTGCTTGCTGCAATTGTTGCAGTTGCAAATTTGATAACCATGTTTCTTGCGTTTGAAGCAGCACCATCAGACATAACAAGTGCAAGAGTACCACCACTTGAAAGTGTTACTTGTTCAAATCCAGCTACTGCTTGTTGAATTAAGTTTAAGTTTGTGTTTGTTTTATCACCCCATGTACCAGCATTTTCACCGGTAGCCATTAGCTCTAGTTTTAGGTCACTTGAATAACTTGATGCCATAAAAAATTCTCCTTAATAATTTTTATTTTACATGAATCACGCAGCCAAATCAACTACTGTCCATGTATTTGATACTCCAAGGTCTATCTCAGACCACGCAGTAATATTAACGCTACCCACAGAAGAAGTCAATGACTGCCCTGTAGGGGTCACTAATCCATCCCCTGTAATACCTTCTTCTCCTAAAGATGATGTTATTGAAAGCCCTGATACTCCTATAATTTGACCTGGTATTTCTGCATGTTGGCCAAGTGTCATTGTAGCAGATATTCCAGTTACTGACTCATTAGTGCTTTGAATTAAAGTAATACTTCCTTGTGTTAAAGATGCCTGACTTCCTGTGACAGGCACTGGAGTTTTCAAACCACCAACAGTATTTCCTTGCGATGATGTTAAAGGTATTCCTGAAACAGATACGTTAGCATCTGCAGTATTACTCACAGATGCGATAGAGGCATCTAATTGATCTTCAGATGCTAAAACAAATATATCTTGATCTACTTGAATAGAGAAAGATGGACTTGCAAAAGTGCTTGTTAATTGTCCAGCACTTGTTACTGAAACATTTACATCAGTGAAAGCTGTTTCATTTCCAATAGAAGAAGTTAATGATTGTCCTGTTACTTGTACTGAGAAATTATCACCCCAAGCAAACTCACCCCATTCACCTCTACCCCAACCTTCTCCTGTTAAAATAGTTTCGTCTACTGTTGCTGCACCAATCTGTGTATTGAAAACTGAGCCTGTAACAGGGACACCTATTCCAACAACGGTGCTACCAACACCAATAGACATTGTAACTGGTCCAGGGTCACTAACTAATGCTGAAGTTCCAGCGACTGAAGTACCAATGCTTGATGATAATGATATTCCTGAAACACTTACATCAGCGTTTGCTGTAACTGATTCAGAACCAATTGATGATGTTAATGATATGCCACTGACGGAGACTATTTCGTCAGAGAGATCTCCCCATTCTGATGCTCCCCATGT